TTAGACTTTATCCCAATCCGTTTCAGCATTAAAACAGGGACAGGCCTTGATCCATTCTTCCGGTTCTATTTCGCCGTTTCCGTTCAGGTCGGGACTTAGATCCCGATGTCCGCAGATCCGGCAATTCGGATAATCTTTCAATAAAGCGAGAATCAATACCCGGAGCGAATGTTTCTGCCATTCGGTACGGGTATCTTTCGGTTGTCCTTTGCAATCGAGTCCGCCCTCATAGCAGATACCTATACTTTCTTTGTTGAAACCGCGGCTGTGCGCACCAATTCGTTCTATCGGACGGGTAGATTTTATATCCCCGTTCTTGCGGATATAGAAATGATAACCCGTTCCGTTGAATCCTCGTCTGCGATGACAGACGTCCAGGTCATATTCTGTGAAACTCTTGTCTTCGCGCGTAGCGGAGCAATGGATTACTATCAGGTTTATAGTTCTCATGAATGGATTAAATAGATTGAATAGGTTCTGTAAATTGCACAGGTTCCATAATTTGCATTAATTGAATCATTATCATGCCTCTGCTGCACTACGTTGTGCACATTCCTTATTAATACATTGTAAGGCAGCAGCCTGTGCCAGCTGATCTCTTAATGAGAATATCTCCGTATGCATCTCTTTCACTTTCGAGCTAAGGTCGAAATAATCCTTCAACACTTTTTCCAATTGCTGCATCAGAAAAGTATATTGGTCTTTCACCAGTTCGCTGAACTCTTTTACTTCTTGCGCCATTACTTTGCGCTTTTTGCGATTACTGCCCAGAAAGGGCAGGATCGTCATAATGATCTCTATGATTTTATCGAGCATTTTAATAAATTGAGGATTGAAAATTGAGAATTAAAAAATAAATGTAGAAGAAAACAGAAACCGCATGGAGAGTAACTGTAGAAATCACTCTGTAATACCCATGCGGCACTGTTTTTAATGATTAAGCTGCCGGGTCCGGAGCTTCTCCGCTTCCACCGCTACCGCTGTTTCCACCATCCGCGTCTTCTCCGTCACCCTTTCCGGCCAGGATGAAATCGACATTATTCTCGCCTCGGGTAGTGGCATGACTCGTATTCACCAGCTGAAGTGCCTTGTCTGCCACAAAACGAACATTTACTCTGCGGATATTGCGCACCGTGCAATCCTTCTCCTTTTCCGCCCCTTCGCTGCTCAACGTGATATGGAACGTGCCCAATCCGTCGATCTTCACCTTGTCGCCCTGGGTAAGCGACAGGCGCAACTGCTCAACAAAAGCCTCGATGGAATGCTTCACATCTCCTGCTGTAAGCGATGAGTTCGCTTCGATGGCATCGGCCAGCTTGTTGATGTCCATCACTCTCACTGTACCCGATTTCTGGCGTACATAATACAACATCTGTGAATCCGGCTGATTCACATACTTTCTGCGCTGATAGCGCTCCACTAATACATTCATACAATTAAAAAAGTTAAGGTTTAAGTAATAATATTTTCTGTCCTTGTTGACATTACAAATATACGAAATTTGAAAGGGAAAGTCAAGTATTTTGCTATTTATTTTATATCAATAATGAAATAAAAAAAGAAATTCCATACAGCTATATATTGTAATATAAAATTGTATGGAATCGGGGTGAATCTGTATCTATTTAGCATGTTTCAGCATGTATTCCAGCGGTGGGACGTATTCGGTGATTTTTGTCATTGCCGAATTATGCCTGAAGTATACGTTTCCCGTCTCTCCGTTGCGTTGTTTGGCTATGATTGCTATGCCTAGTTCTTCGGTAGGGTAACCGCTTTCGCGGTCGGTTGTTATTCGTGCGAGGGCGGGGCGGTAGAGTAATATCACGACGTCCGCATCCTGCTCGATTGCGCCACTTTCGCGGAGATGTGCCAGTTCGGGGCGGCCTGCGGGGCGGTTTTCCGATTCGCGGTTTAGCTGGCTAAGCAGTACCACCGGTACGTTTAGCTCTTTGGCCAGCAACTTCGCTTTGCGGGTGGCTTGTGCCACTTCCTGTTCGCGGTTGCGGTTGTTTTGGCCGGTTGTCATGTCGCAGAGTTGCAGGTAGTCTATAATGATCGCGTCGCACGCATGTTGGCTTTGCAGCAGTCGCGCGCTGGATCGTACGTGTTCCATGTTGACCGAGGTGCTGTCGTCTACGTGTATCGGCAGACGTTTGAGGTCGGCGGCTGCCGTGCGTGCCTCTGCAAGCTCTTGCGGGCTGACGGTTCCCGACCGCCAATGGCGGGCACTGACTTCGCTGGCTGCTGTCAGCCATCGGTCGGCCAGTCTTTCTCCTTGCATTTCGAGGCTGTAGACGGCTACGGCATGTCCTGCCATGGCTGCGTTTCGTGCCAGATGTAGTGCGAATGCCGTTTTTCCTACGCCGGGACGGGCGGCGATTACCACTAGTTCGCCGTTTTGGAGTCCGGACGTCATGCGGTCCAGGTCTGCCAGTCCGGTAGGGATGCCGGTCACTCCGTTTATGTTGTTGGCAATACGTCCTTCGGCTTCGGTCATGGTGGCGGTCATCAGTTCATCCATGTCCCGCATGTGGTTGTTGTGGCCGAATTCGCCTTCCAGACGGTCGAGCAGGTTGTGCGCGTCCATCAACGAGTCGTCGATGTCCATCGTTTCGTCTAGCGAGCAGGCGAGTAGTTTGTTGAATCCCAAGGTCATTTCGCGTCGTAGATATTTCTCGTGTACGATCTGCGCGTGATATTCGAGGTGGGCGGAAGTCGCCACTTTGCTGCTCAACTGGGTGATGCCGAACGCTCCGCCCGCCTCTTCGAGCTTTCCGCGGTGGGAAAGCTCTTCTTTTACGGTGAGGATGTCTATTTTCATTCCGGCGTGGTACATAGCCAGTATGGCGGCGTAGATCAGTTGGTGGCGCAGGACGTAGAACATTTCGGGGCGCAGCTTGTCGGCTATCAGTGGTATAGCCCTCTGCTCTATCAGGCAGGCGCCGATGATGGCTTCTTCTATTTCGGGAGCCTGTGGTGAAACTCTGTTTTCGGTATTCATAATCAGTGTTTGTTTAATCAGTCTTCGTTTAATTGGGATTCGTTTTATCAGTATTCGTTTAGGAAAGCTTTGTTGGATAAATAGCTGGCGGCGTGGAGCAGGTAGTTGATGTTTGTTTGGTGGAAATAATAATCTTCTACCTTGTCGATGGCGAGTTGCTGTTCCTTGTCGCTTAATTTTTTCCATTCGCGTTGCGCTTTGGCGATGTTTTCTTTGGGAAGCTGCGTGATGCTGTGAAACTCATTCCAAAACAGGCGGAACTTCTCGTTGACGGCTTTCTTTTTCTGCTTGCCGCTGTCGGGGGCTCCTACCCATTTGTCGTATTCGACGACACGGATATGCAGGGACGAGTTGTTGGGATGGGGGACGATTTCGATGATCCCCAGGATGGCAAGGGCGTGTATGAATCGGAAGGTTTTTCCGACAGACCAGCGGAAAATGCGGCTCCAGTCGCGGTAGCTGAACATGCTTTCGCCTCTTTTGCACAGGTAGTCTTTGTGCTGCCGGTCGCTGTATAACGTGTCCGAATAGTTTACTTTCATCAGGATTTTCAGGAGCGCTTCTATTTCTCCGGCTTCTATGTTCGGGTCTTCTATCTGTTGTTGTAGCAGGGCTTTGGGGATAATGAGAAAACCATGTTCCATCATGGCTTCAAAATTGAAATTGTTCATTGGGTTATCGTTTTAAATTTCTGTAAAGGTACGCCGTTCTTGTGCGATGCGCAAGGGGTGTGGTTCCGTGCGGACGGGTGTGGATGAATAAAGGGTGCCGCGATGCGCAAATGGCTGTTTTTTTCTTCTTTCATGAAGCCGGGGAAGGAGTGGGGATGGAACGAATGCTCTGTTGGTGGTTGGCGGAGCTTCTGTTGGTGGTTGGTGGAGCTTCTGTTTGTGACTGGTGGAGCTTCTGTTGGAGAAAAAACAAAGCCTTCGTTTGGGGGGATTCGAAGGTCTTGTTTGTAGTGAAAAAACGGTCATTTTTGCCGAACGCTTTGTGGAACGCTTTTTTCTTTCTGTAAATAGCTGTATGATTGGTAGTTATCTTCGTTTTGAAAAAAAGTGATGAACGCAAAGTGGAATACATAATAAACAATAAAAGATAAATGATATATTTAAAAATATATAGTTCGATTTTCCTTTTATTTCTTGTCCGTGTTTTCGTTTTCTGTTACGCGCTAAACGTTTGTCGGCAAGTCAATGTGGGGAGGTCCCCAGTGTCGGTAGATGATTAGCTGCATTTCAGGACTGACATCGATTGTTTGGCTGGTGTAATACGCAGCAACCAGTTGTTCGTTCAATGTCTTGTTTGCTTTAATGCGTTTGCGCATTTTTTTGCTGGCGGAAGAAGCGTTTGCCAGATCGGGAAAATACTCCTTCGCCAATTCGGAGAAATACTTGAATCCATTAATGCTGTAGCGTTCGGCAGCTGGTTCATTGTTGTTCATAATTTTTTTATACTTTAAATGGTTAAAATAATATGTTGTTTGAAAAATTGCGCAAATGTATGAAATTTACTTTGATGATTAATGTAAATGTTTTAGTTTTTATTTTTTAGATTTTATGTATGTAAATTTTTGAAGATATATTTTTGTATTTTACTAAAGTAAAATGTGGGAAAAGTAAATATTAATTATTAATTTATTTTTAATGAAAAAGGAAAGTTTTACTTTGTTTATGAAACAAGTGGCTGTTGATTTGCAGCAGAGTGGAAATTTAGGGACTGCTCATGTATACAGAAGTACGTTGAATGCGATTCTTACTTTTCAGGGTTCCGATCGTTTGTCGTTTCGGGAAATCACTCCGGAGTGGCTGAAGCATTTTGAGGGTAGTCTTCGTGCACGTGGGTGTAGTTGGAATACGGTGTCTACGTATCTTCGCACGTTGCGTGCGGTTTACAATCGCGCTGTCGATCTTCGGAAGGCATCATACGTGCCGCATCTTTTTCGCTCCGTATATACAGGTACGCGGGCAGACCGCCGTCGGGCATTGGATATGGAGGATATGAAGAAGGTATTTGCCCGTCTGTTGCAGTCGGACGCCATCACTCCTGCCATGAAGGGGGCGCAGGAGTTGTTCATTCTTATGTTCTTGCTTCGGGGACTGCCTTTTGTCGACTTGGCTTATTTGCGCAAGAGTGATCTCCGGGGAAATGTGATTAGTTATCGTCGTCGTAAAACGGGACGTCCGTTGTCTGTGACGTTGACGACGGAAGCGATGTTTCTTTTGCAAAAGTATATGAATCGGGAGGAACAGTCGCCTTATTTGTTCCCGATTCTTCATAGTGACGAAGGTTCGCCAAAGGCGTATAGGGAATATCAACTGGCATTGCGCAATTTTAATTATCAGTTGGAATTATTAGGAAAGGCATTGGGACTCAAAGACCGGTTGAGCTCGTACACCGCCCGCCATACCTGGGCTACGACTGCG